CTTGCAGTTGTACGTGTAATTGCTCCTGTTCCTGTTGCAATATAATTAACACCTGAAGCGCTTACGCCATTACCAACATCTCCCATGAATGTGCCAAAGAAGCTGAGGCCAGCAGCAGGTGCTGTTGTGAATATAATTTGGCTTCCGGTTGTTGTGTAGTCAACGCCGGGATTTTGGATTACGCCGCCAACTGAAATCATCAGCTGTTGTGGCGAGCTGGGAATTATGTAGTAATTGGCGCCGCCAGGGGGTACGCTCAGCTGGAACGACGTAAGGACACCGTTAAAGCTGCTGGAAATGTCAGTCAGCTTACGGTATTGCCCTTTAGCAGGTTGGACGCCGATGTACCCCATGTTTCTATTGTGCTTCTGTTGATTCTACTCTACCTTAAATAAAAAAAAAAATTAAACCGAGTTAATTAACGGAACGTGCAATTTCAATCCAATTTGTTCCGTCGCAATAAAGGGTTAATGTGTCATCAGCTGTTGTTGTAAAATTTCCTGCTAATTTAAGATTAGACCCATCTGTCACTGTTAATGCCGCAACAAAATTTAACGTTACACACCTGCGCGCATTTCCAGTGGCACTAATAGATGTTATTCCTGTTGTCCCAGTAACATTTATTACATCGGCTCCGCGAGGAAGTGTTAACGACGCTGCTGATGCAACAGAAGGAACGCTAATCTCAAGAACAGTGCCGGTAATATTAGAAGCTCCTAATTTAATGTTTCCGCTGTTTGTGCCTTCAAGATAAATATCTGCTGTATTATTGTTTTGACAAACATTCCCATCAATTATTGTGTAACTAGTGCTTTGGGATACGCTTGCGGAAATGCCGTAATCCTGAACACCACCCGATACATCAGTGCACGTATTATTAACAATTGTATGAGTTGAGTTTGCATCAGAATTAAGAGTTATAATTCCATAATCGCTTACTCCGGAAGTGCCGTTTGACCTTAAAATATTATTGCTAATAATGATGCGTGTTCCTGCGTTAATATACATTCCACTGCGACCATTGTTAGTGGCTTGAATTCCGTTAAATGTTACATCACCAGAAGCGTTACTAACTACGCCGTCAATAAAATTACGAATTTGCCCGCCATTAACAATTACTCTTGATGAGGCAATAACTTTTATGCCTGTACTAGTAGTTGATGTAGACCCAAGCATAGCACTAAATCCGTCGACTATCACGTCTGTTGATGTACTAATAGTCAAGCCTGAAGTAACAAGTTTAGTATTATTGCCGTGATAAGCAGCACACCCAACTAAAGACACGTGTTTAGCCGGACCTAAATAAAACCCATTTTGAAGACAACTTGTTGCTCGAATTGCTGTTAAAATAACCCGACCGCTGTCAACAGCGCTATTATTAGCAACAGTTATGCCGTTTTGTCCCCCATACACAGTTCCATTTGACACATTAACATCAGATTGCGTAATGTAAACATTTGTTGTGCTTAGTTCAGACGCAAAATTAGTTAAAAAATTATCTGTTGAATCAAGTTGGATACCTACAGTAAACCCATTGACCCATAGCCAATCTAAAAATACACCGTTGGCAACAGATACTAAACCATACCCAGAAGCGCCGCCTGTTTGAGCAAGTATTCCTAATCCTTTGACTGACGTGGGAGGTCCGCCTGAACCGTTTAATCTAACTAAACCACTAACATCGCTAAAAGTTGATGGGCAGAATACAATTGAAGACCAAGGCCCATCACCAAAAACAGAAATTCCTGAAGGTATTGTAATTTGCGTTGAAAGTTTATAAACTCCCGCTGGAATGTATAAAGATTTTGCACCAAGGCTTGGATTTATTAAGCTATTAATTGCCGCTTGAAATGCAGCAGTATTATCTGTTCCAGCCCCGCTTGCAAATACTCCATCAGCAACTGCACCAAAATCTTTAACGCTTACCGTATCTTTTAACTTGCTATCAACTGTCCTAGCAACAGCACCCGTGCCAGATTGAGTAAATGATACTCCTGAGCTGGTTATATCAACAAGTTGGGCTTTTGTTTGGGACACCTTTACTGCTCTTTATCGTTAGCTTTCTTCATTCTACAAGCGCAAGTCTTACACTTGTTGGCGCATTTTGTCCATGTTTTATCTCCAGGAATAGGTTCAGTCCCATATCCAAAGTCATCGTAATCTTCGGAGTTACGTAGTTTTTTGGCAAGTTCCACTACCCAACTACGAATTAAATGCGTCGGCATGGTCAAACGGAAGGAAGTTGGACGCCTCTAGGCATAATACCACGGCGCTCAAGCTCGTTTTGCAGTTGTTGGTTTTGCATGTTACCGCTGCCTTGTTGCAAGCGTAACAACTGCTCACCGCTCCTACCCCCTAACGCCCCTTGACCTTGTAAAATATTAAAGCTGGGACTGCCACCAATGCTGAAAGGTGTTTTGTATTGGTAGCCAAATCCCTGTGGTGCTTGGTCAGAGCCGGCGCTATAAGCTCCGCCTGATCCTTCACTGAAGGTAGGGATGTCAGTGCCTGATTGAGAGTAATCTTGGCTAGCGGAAGAAAGTTCTTTCCATATTTTTGCTTTACTTACTGCAGTAGTAAAGTCAGGATTAAAGCCACGCCAACCTTCTTGATATTGCGGATCTAAGTTGTAATATTGCCCGTCATCTGGATTGCGATAACGGTCAGTTTGCTGCACAGGTGCAAACGTCATAATTACTACAGCCCCTGAATTCTGTTAATAAGCATGCCACCAAGAGTATTTTTCAAGGCGTCGCCCCATGGGCTGCTCATGGTGCGGCTCAAAAAATCTTGTCCGGGAGTCTGTGATTCAGGGGTTTTAGGCAGCTGTGGCATGCCTTCTGCTCCAGCAGTTTTCTTTGCTGCTTCGGCTTGGGCCGGTGCAAAGGCGCCGCTAACTGCTGCTCCTTGCTGCTGAGGAGGTGCTGGCAGCGTGTTAGCAGGTTGGCCAAAAGGGTTGGGGCTACCAGCGGCAGCATGGTACTGGCCTTGTGCCATGGCCGCTTTAATTGCTTCGTCGCTGGGTCCTGCTGTAGGTGCACCGCCGCCGATTCCTTTCCACAATTCTTCCATTGAAGGTACGTCGCCACGAGCCTGCATCAGGGGGTTGAATGTGCCTACAGCGCCTCCTGGTTGGGCCATTTTGGTGCCTGCGTACACACCCTTCCAAATGTCCATGCCTTGGTCTTGGGCTTCCTGGGCGGCACCTGGGAGGGGGCCTTTGGAGGGATCATAGCCTTGCAGGGACTGGCGAGCAAGGATTGCTTGGTTGTTGTACGCGGACATACGTTGACGGTACTCTTCGCCAATACCGTCTTGACCTTGAACAATGGCGTTGGGGTTCGGGCCATTAGGTCCGGCGCCGGCAGTAGAAAATTGGGTAGCAGGGCTGGTACTACGGACAAGATTGCGAGGGCTTGTCGCCTGCTGCGAAGTTGGCATGGGATCTACTGCGGTTCCTCGTGGATTTTGGGGTGTGGCTGGACTCCAGCGAATGCTTTTTTTGCCGTAATAGGGGTCTGACAGGAGTTTTTTGTACCCGGCCAGTTCTGCTTCTTCGCTAGCGCCAGCTGCAGGGGGGAAGGCTAAATAACTGGCCAGGCCTACTGCTGCACTTACGGGATTTGTAGGTAAGCCGACGAGACCGCCTAGTGATTGTAGTAAACCCACAACTTTTGAACTTATCGTTATTACAATTGTATCACCGGCAATGATGAAGGCTATGGACGTTATTCAGACGTTTCCCAATGGAACAACAATTGAACTTGGGGAGGATGGGCATGGTAATCAAGTGCATAGGGTTTGTAATGCCACGGGTTCTATGTGTCGTTATGTTGAGCCGTACCATTGTGCTGCTGTTTATGCACAACAATATGAGGAGCATTATTGCCCTAAATCTACAGTAGAGGGTTGATGTTGCTTGTTGCGTTGAAAAAGTAGCAAAAACGGTTTGTGTTACCGTTAGGGGGTAAGGATGTACTACCGCAAACCCCTTGGTATGACTGGGATTTTTTTAACGTACAAAGTATGCCATTTTTAGGTGGGTTTACTCTTAGGGAAGAGAGTTGTGGTTCTAACTTGTAAATAACATCCGTATGCAACTTTTGTTACGTACCAATGTTCTTTACAAGTTAGAACCACCATTTACTTCTAAAGGAGTAAAAGGGCAAATAATGACGTACTTCGTACGTTAAAACCCCCTACCCCGAGACCCTTGACACCGCAGCGCTTTTGCCCTAGTTTTAATCGGTGCGTCAACTCCCCCTACCTTCCCCTGCTGTGCAACTTCTAGAATTCTTCAAAGAAAACTACCTAACCGAAGAAGATCTCTTGTTCTTCGTTAGTGTTTTGACGCGATTTGAGTCCCATTTGGGAACACAATCCTGCTGGTGCCTCAAAACCAGTAACCACAGCAAGCTGCAAGGGTTCACCACCAGTCACAGCTCAAGGCCCCTATACAAAGGACGGGACGCCAGGATCCTGGTGATGGCCATAGTTGATCAGTACCAAGATGCGTCTCAGCCGATGGTGGTTAGACGGCATCAATGCAGCTCAGCGCACTGCCTCAACCCAAACCACTATTACTTCGGGACAAAACAAGACGTGTGCTTCGAACGCGGCCAGCGCAAAGGGAGCCTCGTCACACCAGCCATTGTCAAGGAGTTGCGGGCTGGCTTCTTGGAAAACAAAACCTACGCTGCCCTTGCGCGTCAATACAAAATCCCTTACCATATTGTCCGGCGGATCTGCATCCACGAGGCTTATGACTGACAGCGCTTTTCAGATCCTTGCCAAAAACTGTGAAACAGTTCTTAATAAATTTCCCAAAGAAGCTGAACAAGTGAACAAAATCTTAAGCAAATCTGAAGACACACTCTGTTTGTGGCACAAGAAAGATCAGCCCGGCCACAAAGGAAAATTTGGATTAATGCACGAATGCCTTGATTGCATGAAAGAAATCCAAAAAGGTAGGTGCGCTATTGACGTAAAAAACTTTAACTTTGATGTTTACTGGCAAGTTAAGAAATTTTGGGAGAAAGTTGAGATCAGGAAAAAGAATGATTGCTGGCACTGGATTGGCGCCACGAAGAAAAACAACACAGAAACAGCCGCGTACATGCCCAGCCCAGCGCACAGCGGGCGGATACAATCAGCCGCGCGTGTTGCCTTTTGGACTTCAAGGGGTTACACGGGGCGGATGCGCGTCTTCCACCAACCAGGTTGCGACATGTTGTGCTGCAACCCACTCCACTTGAGGCTTCGAGAGCTAGAATCGGTTCCAGTCCCTACCAAAATTTCCGTCGTAAACCTGAGTTACGGGAACATTTTTGATCATGCAAAATCCAACAACGCCTAAACCTACTTCCAAAATCAGCCGGGTTCTCCCCAGCAACTATCATTTACCAGTGCGGAAGTATGCTGGCCACATTTACATTGGTGGTGATAATAACTGGACCGAGTGGTTTGATGATAAAGAAGAAGCAGCACTAGAACTTCGTTGCATGGAGAAAAGGCTTAGTTTTGAAACAATTGAAACTGTTGAGGATGAAGGCATGTATCCCGAACGTGCTAAAGTGGTAGAAGAAAAGTATCAAGCTAGTGGCCGTAACGATGGTCTTTATACTGGCTTAATGACAGAAGATGGCCCGATTCTTAACGACACTCCCTGAGAATCTAGGTTATTACAACTTAGGAATAGTAGAAACGTATCCTACCGGTGGGTCTGGGCCGACAGCTTATGGCCCTACTTCGTACCTAGGGAGTGACCCGTTACCCGCAAGAGCTGGTGATTCAATTAACACACCACAAAACCTAGGGACGTTTGAAGCGTCCCCTCTCTTTCAATCTATTCAATTAAAAAATAAACACGGCGGCAACAGTAGAATTCAATCTACTTTTTATAAAATAACGTTGCTGCGCCCAAGAAGCGTCATAATTACTCAAAATTACAGCACAACTTCATATGAACAGAATACAAATCGCAATACACTTATTTCTGTCTACAAAGTAGAAGACGGAACACACAGGCGCGAATTACCTATCAACTCTGCGGGATATGTGTTCTATGAAACAGGATTAAGCTATAGCGACTCCGGAGATGACAGTAGTAGCTATAGCTATGGCGCTGATTATCCAAACACTGCGTTACCTGCTGGTGATTACATAATCTTAATTACTAATGATTTTCGTTATCTTGAAACAGTTTATTCACTCACAATAACAATTGCTAACCTTGATTGGAGGTATGACACTGAATCGGCTTCTGATTTTGGAGATTTTGGCACCTGCGTAACAACTGCTTCGTTGTACAGAACTTGGGATACAAGCAGTGGATATGGTGCCGGCTGGGATTTAGATCGCTGGGGCGACGTACACACGTTGGATCCTGTAACGTATTCTGTTGATTTTGGATTTATTGTCAATCCCACAGTTACCTCTAGTACCAGTGGATTAGGTTACACACGTGCGGGGGTTTCGCCTTAGTAGAACATCTGCTAACCTACTTGAATCCAGGAGAACCCCATGAAAGTCATTACGTTTCAAGAGCTGGAAGCTTCTATTGAAGAAATCCTGGAAGATATTGAAGTTAACAAAGAACACTACCGGATCCAAATGGACGACGGAGCAGACGTAATGTTTGTTCCTGTTGAGACCTATACAGTATTAACAGATGTGTACACTGATTGGATTGAAGAACCTCAAAATGAGCCACCACTAGAACAATTTGATCCTTACCCTCTACCTATGGAATACAGTGCAAATGCTGAACCAGAAACGTTTTAAACAATGCGGCCAGAAGGATTGAATAGAAAGCTTCTACCCATGGGGTTCTGGGCAGAAGCAAGCGCGGGTGCGGGTGCGGGTGCGGGTGCGGGTGCCGGAGCAGGTGCAGGAGTAGAAGTATCGCCATACCCTGCCCCTTCCGCCCAAGATGGACGTTCTTTCCTGACCGGTGCAGGCACATCGCCAATATGGCTTAATGCGTCAGCGTAATCTTGCTGTGCTTGTGAGAATTGTGTTTTAGCTGCTTGTTGTGCGGGCGCAAATTTGTCGTCAACGCCGCTGCTTGCCCGCGTGTACTTGTCACCTGTAGGCAAGCTTGACAGGTAAGTACCAGCCGCCTGCATCACGGTACCAGCATTTTGAGCCCTGAGTTGAGCCGGAGTCCCTGCCTGGGAGTACAATGTGTTAATTGCATCCTGTGTTTGATCTTGGATCCGCCCCAGGTAATCCGCAGAGTGGGTAAAGCTTTCCTTAGGGATTACCGATTGAAAAACCGTAGGAGCAACAGGAGCAGGCATAACAGTAGTCGGAGGCGTCTGACTCATAATTCTTACTTTTTAATCTGTACTTGTATGCTAATTTTATCAGCCACGAACCCATAAAGATGTTGAACACCAACGACTCCAAGGGGTCCCAGAATCAAAACCAGGAGCAACTCTGCAACAGTAATAGGCCGCTTCATAAAGAGGATTGCACTTCTATGGATGAGTTTAGCCTCCTTTTGTCCAAAGTGTCCACCGATGTGTTATGGAAAACACTGATGACCCAGCAACAGCGGCTAATGGCCACAGCTTTGTGGGAAGCTTGCAACTATGGAGGCAGACCAAAGCCTGGAGATCTACGTCACATGGAGAAGAAACGTGATTACGCCGAGTGGGTTTTACGAATTGATCACCGCCAGCAGGTAGAGAAAGCTGAAAAACAAGGTAAGCTGTAACAAATAGCAAAAGCGCACCAGTGGACTTGGACTTGTGGGAAGAAGAACCCCTAGACGGGGTAGAACCACTCATAAGTGGGGTAGATATTGCAGCATCCCGCAAACCCACCAAGTATCTCAGCTACAGGTTCACTGGTCTTGATATTGATACTGTCACTGTCGATAATTACGAAAATCTTATGCGGCCCTCCCTTGCTGAGCAAGTGAGCATGTTTATCCCACCCTCTGGCAGTTTTAAAACGCCAGACTTGCGCCGCTATCTTGAGCTGTTAAAAACGTACGAGACTAGTACAAATGACCTAATCCTTGGGTTCTCCCTAGCGGATCAAATTAGGATTACGTTTAGCGATATGAAGCCTGCCACCATTTGCGAAAAGTTTCCTGACATCGATCTCGTCACAAAACGGCGGTATCGTTGCGTGGCCGAATACCTTATACGGCAAGGCGAACTGGCCAAAGTTAAAGATGAAAACGGTAAACTGGTTAAGAAAATAGGGAACATGGGCAAAGCAGTGGTCATTTACGAACCACTGCCCAAGATCCGTCAAACCCTTCAACGCTCAGGACTTGCTGAGTACATAAAAAATGACCAACCAGCGCAAGAAACTTCTGTCAAAACTCAACCTGGCGAATCCCACGCCAGAGGAACAGATCTTGACGCAGTTGACGATTGAGCGTATTTGCGCAGATATGTGCGATTTCTACGAACGTTTCTACGCACATGAAGGCCCTGGAGCCATGGTTTATATTCCTGATGCAGAAAAAGATGAGGATTCAATGTTCTTTTTACCGGTAAGCCAGTTGATTGCAGCCATTGATGATTTAAGCAGTAAGGAACAAGAAGGGCCAGCAGAAGTAATGCGAAAAGCGGTTGTTAAAGCCGAAACATTGAACCCCAACAAAGAAGCACTTTTTATTATTCAAGACAAAGAGCACCTGGCGCTTGTCCACTACAACCGAGAAAAATCTGTGTCGGGGCCAATTCTTACGTGAAAATAAGACCTTGGCTCACTAAGTCTCAATTTCTATCAAAAATTAGACGTATTGACCATGATTGGCTTACACCTGTTGAGTACCTTCCTTATATTGATGCGCTATTAGGCGATATTGATTTGGATCCGTGCTCAACAGAACACGCAAACAAAGAATTCTTAAGGGCAAGACAAATCTATACCCTTAAAGATGACGCTTTAAATATTGAAATACCTTGGACAGGAACTACTTATTTGTTTCCTCCAACGTATGGCAGATGTTCATATAGCAAAGCTCGTGGCACAATCCGTTGGTCTTTAAGCAAAGGTAAGTGGTCTCCCTCGCACGCATGGTTTAACAGGTTAGAACGTGAATGGAAACTACGCAACATCCCAGAAGCGTTGTTTTTCACAACAAACTTTGAGTTGATGCGTGCCAACCAAAATATTTGGGATTATCCAATTTGCATACCCAAAAAACGCTGCAACCTGGTGCACGGGCACTTTATGAAAGTGGTTGCGCCAGCACATAGCTGGGGTTACTTTATCTACTTGCCTAAGATGGAGTATGGATTTAATCAGATTGATCGTTTTGTTGACATTTTTTCGCATCTTGGAAGAGTAATTTATTAAATTGAGCGTTTGTTAACGTTTTTTTACATCTTGGAAAAGTAATTTATTGATTAACTTGCCCAAGGCGCCGTTGAGCAGGGCTACGTGGTGCACCAAAAGAGTTTTTAAACCTGTACATCGTGTCACCAGGGCCAGACACAATAAAGTGGTCATCTTCTTTGCGATCCTGTGTCAAAGACGGGCGCTGACTTATTCTGCGTTGTGCCAGTGCTTTTGCTAAAGCACGTTTCCCTTCCTGATCATCTTCTGTTCCGGTCTTCCCATGAGCGCGGTCATCTTTAGTAGTCTTTAGACCACGATAACGGTTATCGACGTCGTAATCTGTGCTAGCCTTTGGTTCCATACCTCCATTTTGACAGGGATAAACCCATGGGCCTTAGCGAAAATCAGTTAAAGATTGCGCAAGTATGTGATGAAATCAAAACTTTACTACTAGAAAAAAATGCAAAATATGGCGACGCAGCATTAAATCCTACGCGCATTTTCAGTAAAGCAGATTCCGTAGAACAACTTCTTGTTCGCATTGATGACAAATTAAATCGCATCCAAAAAGGAGCCGGTTTGCTTGCCTGTGATGAAGATGTAGTGCAAGATTTGATTGGATATTTGGTGTTACTTAAAATTGCATTAGCACAAAACGATGCGCTTATCGAAAAAGCGGTAAGTGAATTTAAACTACCCAAGGAGTTACCTTATGGATGCAGATAAAATTCTTCACAATTACTGTCCAGAGCTAGAGCTTCTTGACATGCTGGATTGGCTCCAGTGCTCTAAAGGCTTCGAGGCGAACCCAATCCCCCCTGCTCTTGATTCCAGTAACGCCAAAATCGCCGCAGAGTTTCTTCGGACGGATCCCACTCCAGGAGTTTCCGCTCAAGATATTCTATTGCCTTGATTTGGTTTGGCGTTCCCATGTAACTTTCGCCAATGTTGAGGAGACACTGTTTCAACTCACATTTGTGCTCAGTAAAAAGAGGAACTTGAGCATCTGGCGCCAGGTACATATTTAATTCAACCCTGCGCCGCCTTTTTAAAAGGGAGTTGACGTACCTATACTCAGGATTTATGAAAGGACTCCACTCTTTTATGATTGCGTTTTTTGTTGCACGCTCATTAATAAGGCTTAACAACCTGGATTCTTTAAATGCAACCAAACCAACGCTGTGAGCATAGCTGACAATTGCTGCGCGCTTCTTTACATTAAGCGGCATGAAAACATAGCTAAAAAATTTAGAACAAAAATCTTCTAGATCTTTAACCAATTGTTGATCAACTTCTTTCCGTGTGGTTTTAAAGTGAGGTCCAGCCCACACTTTCCCGATGCGGGTGCTGCCATACCCAATACGCCACTCACCGTGTTCAGTCTTGTAGCTAGCAAAACGGCCAAGACCAATTTCGGTCCTGGCCACAGTGTACGTTTTGATTAGTTGAACCGCTGTGTCGCTAAGAAAAGGGCTAGTGTATTTATTAGGGGATGACGACTGAGCCGGTGTAAGAAGCTTCACTGTAATCATCAAACGTTAGCAACACAATATAATCCTTTGAGGCGTCAGTGACGGTAACACCAACAGCTCCTTTGCCTTTGCCCGCTTTAAAAATGTTAAAAAACTTTACATAACCAGTAGGCGCTGAACCTGCGGTGTATGCGTCTTCCCTAAAGATTTCAAGATCAATCAAAGCGAAGCTTTTGTTAATTGTGACAATAATGTCACCAGTGTTTGCAGGGTTGACACGAAAACCCCTAGTCAAGTCCCCCACATTGCCTGCAGTAGTGGGGCCAAGAAAAGTAATCTCAGTACCACCACTGACTTGAAGCTTATCCAGGGTGCCTTTAATAGTGCGAGTGACGGCCATTGTTACGAAGGGAGTTGTTGTTCGGTGAGGTAGTTGAAGGTAATCTCTGCATCGATGCCATGTTCCTTAAGAACCATGAAGAACATCTGACGATCCCTCATTTTTTGATGAAGCATGTCGATGAACGCTTCCTCCAGTTCATCTCGGTCCATGTTTTTGATCGCAAAAGCCGCTGCGTGCACAGCAAACTCTTGGTCGACTGATAAACTTAAGGCATCGGCGTCCATTAACTGGCCCAATCTATGACGTAATTCTAACAGCCGTGACTAAAAACCGTTTAAATTTGATACGGGAGCGGTTGTAACGGGGTGTAACGGCGATCTTCAGCTATTGAAGGCGGGTCGTTTGGGTTTTCAAGGCTACCTTGGGTTAAGGCGGGCAAGCGTTCCGTAACGTAGTTGTGTAGATAATTTTTTGTGGCTGAATCGGATGCCATCGTGTCTCCAACTAGGTTTTAGGAAATAGGAACCAAGGCTGTAGCTTGTGAAAAAGGTACAAGCAAAAATCAATGCAACTACTTCCACTTGCCATAAAAGCTTTTATCCACTATATTTTACTCAGACTGTACTTTGCAAATGGAACAACAAAGCGTTGCTTACGAGATGATGAAAGCAGCTGTCAGCGGAGTCAGTAAAACTCAAGTTATTAGGTACATTAAAAACGCGTATAATCAAAGCGATGAACAAATAGAACAACTTTTACGACTTTGTAGTTTTAAAAGTAAACCAAAAACTATTGATTACAGAGAATTTGCTAACAGGCCATTCCCCAAGGAGGCAAAGAAACTTTTGTTTCCTTTCACGCAAATGTACAATGTAAAGAATTTTTTAACTGCGGAAGAGTGCCAAGAACTGATTAAAGTGACTGACACAAATCTCAGGCCATCAACTGTTGCGGATCCTACAGATAAAAGCTTGACAACAAGTTATCGTACCAGCAAAACCGCAGACATGCATTATTTTTCTTCACCTCTTTTAAATAATCTTGATAACAAAATTGCTGAGTTTATGGGGTTAAATCCGTTTTTGGGTGAAGTTATGCAGGCACAAAAATACGAACCTGGGCAGTACTACAAAGAACACGCCGATTACTTTTGCCCTTTAGCGAGAGAATATAAAGTCTACACAGAATGGATGGGTCAACGCACATGGACTTTTTTAATTTACCTTAATGATGTAGAAGAAGGCGGAGAAACTTACTTTAAGCATCTAAAATTAAAGATCAAACCAACGACAGGCAAAGCTGTTATTTGGAATAATCTTTATCAAAACGGGTTACCCAACATTAAAACAATGCACGAAGCATTGCCGGCAGTTAGTGGGAATAAATACGTAATCACAAAATGGTGGCGCAGTTGGCCGTTAATTTAATTGGCAGCAACCTGGAAAGTAACAGTAGCGTCGGTGCCACCGGTTTCATGAAAGAAGTTGGCACGTATCTGTTTCATTGGGAAACCACTGACGTTGTACGCATACGTACCATTTTCCGTAACTGTGTTTGAAATCATGGCACCAAAATTGGTACCATCTACGCTACCATCAAGCCTCACCACGACTGAAGTGTTAATATTTGCAACAGTCGCAATCAACGTATAATTTCGCGTAGAAAGATAGTTAATAGTATAAACTTCAACTGCCTCAGTTGTTCCCGGGGTGGTTAACGTTGGGAAATTAAATAGGGCGGTTTGTTGATAACTTTCAAAATAACTCATTAGTTATTTTGCAGAGATGACGAAGGTAACGGTAGGTGTGCCCGTAAGGATTGACACCAGGCGCGCTCTGACGGCCTTGAGGGGCATGCTTGAAAAGAAGTACCCCGTAGTCCCGTTAGTGGTAATCGTGGTGTCAGAAGCTGCCAAAGCAAAGAAGTTAGTGTTGTCTAAACTGCCTTCAAAGCGCACGACCACGTTAGTGCCAATGCTGGCGACAGTGACTTGAAAACCAAAATTAATGGGCGCTGCATTATCTTGATCAGCCGCCAAAAGAGTTGCCGTTGTGCCTGCCGTAGTGAGCGCCGTCGGATAGTAAAACAGCGTATCAATGTGAATTGGATTGTAAGACATGGTTTGTTATTTCTTATAATCTAGTGTACTCTTAAGCAACCATTGAAACTTCTTATGCACGCGACCACGCTCAACTCCAAGGTCGAGAGTAAGTTGATCGCCGATTGATTCGCTCATTTTGATTAACTCTTCAAATTTTTTGGCGAGCAAATTGTGGTTGGTTGCCAGTTGCAGAATAATGGGCTCTTGGTTAAAGCAACTTTCCAAAGGGATTGCTGGCAAGGTTGTGTACACCAAATCCTCGACGGTTTTTGGTGTGGCAATGTCCAAAGAGCGAATATGCTCGGCAATAACATCATTACCTTCTTGCATTTCCTCATAGATCATCTCTGTCAATTTGTGAATGGAATAAAACTTTCCACCCATCAAATTCCAATGGACAAGTTGAGTTTGATGATAAACGTGAACCGAGTCACGCAAACACTGCGTTAAGTGGCAGTAGCAAGGAGTTGATTTGTCAATTGCAGGTTTTGCCATTTAACTTACCAAAGATCTGAACAAGCCCAGTACCGTGGGGTGTTCTTATCCATTTTTTCATCACATCTCATTCTAGCCCTAAAGTTTTTGCGGCGCTCGGGGTCATGATGTTGCGTGTAATCTTCGTAGCCGCGACGACCGTACCTGACAATTTTTTCCTCACCGTCGTGACAAGATTTAACCACTTTTTTATGGGTGTCCCCAGGAGGTGCTTTTTGCGGGCAATTACACTTCATGTGTTCCTTGGCCAGCCTTTTGGCTTTTGCGTGATCAGCCATGATCAAACGTAATAGTCTTTATTTGTAATCAAGTCTTGAGCTACTTGACCGTTTGCTGTTTGCTGAAAAGAATCAGGAATCCTTTCGTTTTTTAGCTTTTCAATAGCTTGAGAAACAAAATCACTAAGGAACGCTTTCCCAGGGGCAGTTCTTTGGGGATCAAGTCGCGATCCAGCCGAGGGTTGCATCATGACAAATGTAAGGGATAGCTTGCGCTGTTGGTACTATTTTTAAAGAGCAAGGTTTTTGCTCCATCCACTTCTTAAGTTTACCAACCCTTTGCTCTGAATAATGTTGATGAGAGGGGCTCATATACTCAAAAACATGTTGTGAACCTTTGGCCCTATTGCAAGAAGTGCAAGAAGCTGCGAGGTTGTTTCTTGTGTTGTGACCGCCTTTGTGCTTAGGAATAATGTGATCAATAGTTGCCGTGCAATCGTTTAGATGTTTATCACAATAAGCGCATTGCCAACACCAATCCTCAAAAATACTTTCTCGAAATCGTTTTCTTGCTACCTTTGGGCTTAAAACAATCAGGTTGGCGAGTAAATCGTTTTCGCAGTGAAACATGGCGGTACATGAATCCTTACCCAAAACTACGGTGCAGATACCTGTACTGTGCGCTATGCTTGTACCGCAAGCCCCCTTGGTGTAAGAGGTAGCCACAAGAATCTTAAAAATTCTTGCTGAAAAGCGTGCCGGTTCGACCCCGGCAGGGGGCATAGAAAAGGCTATAATAAGCGTAATCAGCGCCTCTACCTAATGAAAAAAAATACTGTCCACAAAAAATATACTAAAGAACAACTCACTAGAGCGGTTTCTGTATCTATTTCGTGTGCAGGCGCCCTTAAATATCTTGGATTAAAACCCGCAGGTGCAAATTATGGGAGTGTTAAAAGGCATATTGCGGAGTTACAGTTAGATACTTCTCACTGGAAAGGGCAAGGCTGGAACAAAGGTCAAAACTTTGGTCCCCGCAGAGACATTTCAGAATATTTAATAGACAATACGTTAAGGACTGGACCGCACATGGGTTCTAATAGTTTAAGAAGACGCCTTATCCGAGAAGGGCTAAAAGAAGCGCAATGCGAGCGTTGCGGCATAACACAATGGAACGGCAAAATGGCACCACTAGAGCTTGACCACATTAACGGAAATCATGAAGACAATAGATTTGAAAATCTTCAAATTTTGTGCCCTAATTGTCACGCTCAAACAGATACTTACAGGGGGCGCAATAGGTCTGACAAAAAAAAGAAAGCTGAAAAAATTTTAAAAAACAAAAACTTAAAAGCGCCTTATGATTACAATGCGTTAAAACCCGAGGAAATTAACAAAAGATTGGCTAAAATAGCCGATATTGACTTAACTCAATTTGGGTGGAACGCAAAAGTAGCTAAAATCTTGGAAGTTTCACATACGCAGGCTCGAAGATTTGTAGATAAATACTATCCTGAAAAAGTTTACAAACGTAAATCTTTCGTTTTAAAATAAAATCCGCGGGTCTTTGACCTTGGGGGTTCAAGTCCCCCCGCTCCTATGCACTGCTGCACTAGCATAATGGCTACTGCATCCGCCTTGTAAGCGGAAGATTCTCGGTTCGATTCCGAGGTGCAGCTTATTCTCCTAACGCAACATTAACGGCTTCCTCTTCAGAAATACTTTCTTGCTCACTCGAAGGTTGTTTTAAAAACGCAATTGCCTCCAGGGCACCGCTTACTTTCAAGTAACCTTCTTTTGCGCTGAGCAAAGAAGCCTCCAGGGCGCGGATTTGATCTGCAAGCTCAGACAACTGCTTGGTAAGTCCAGACTCAAGGGTTTCTAGTTTTGCCATGATTTGATTGGGTTTGTAGTTATGTTAGCTGATTACTAACGTTTAGCAAGTGGGGTTAACAAGCCAGCCAGTATCTCAAGCATCCTGTACATTTTATTAAGCACAGAGCCGGAGGGAGGCGTTCTTGTTGTATTAATCACCAACAAAGCTACCACGTGTAAATAAAAAACAATGGTAGCAAAATCCTGAAGAACTTGTGCGGTTTCGTGAATTGCTTTTGTTATGTCACTCATTTAAAAATCCATCCCCAACCAGTAGCCCCTCCCCCAACAAAAAACCGAGGATCTAGGTTTGCATATGAGTAATGCTGGTTTTTCCCTGACGTAGGATTTTGCGCTAACCAGTGACCCCCAACAAGATCAAGCTCACCAAACGGATCTTGTACCAGCCAGTAGGAAGATGAGTAACCAGTGATGACGATAAAGTGTCCTCCACCGGAGGGGGCATCCGTTGTTCCGTGGTGCATCACACCTGCCGCAACAGGCCTTCCTTTGTCAATTTGCTTTTTAACGTCAGCTACGTCAAGATTTGTTTTGAAGTCCGCCTTAACGCCAAGGTCCGCTAAAGCACCGAAATGCGCTTCTCGCGTCGTGGTATCGCCATGTTTGTTGACATAGTGGAGGTAATCGACGTCGTCATTAATACCTTTGACGCCAAGGTACTTCAAGCACATGGCAATTGAGCTTGTTTGGCATTGGCGCCAGCCTTCTGATCCGTTGTCTTGTTGCCAGAAGTAAGGGAAGTTCCGCAGGTACCGCAGTTCACCGTCTACGCCATAGGGCGTGGGTTCAGGCGTCAAGCCGCTCCAATGGGCATCAAAGATCCACCAAGTGCCAAGAGCACCTAAATCAAGCTGCGTGTGCCCATCTTGCTGCTTGATTAATGCTTTGACGGGGTAAGCGCGTCCTTGGTAAACCTTAGCTTTTTGATCATTGGGAAGATCATCAGAAGCAATTGGTTGTTTCTTAAACCAGGTTTGTTGCTTGGAGGTAATAGAGGTAGGAGCGTACACGTTGGTAAAACATTTTGAACTTATTCTACTTTAAAAATTAAAAACAACAAGCAGTTTTCAACCGTCTTTACTTGCAATCCGCAGCTTGCTTAAGTTGCTCAATTTCAGCCGATAGTTGTTGCACGGCTTTGATTAAAGGAGCAATGAGTTCATCGTATCGAAGTCCTTGAGACCCGTTTTCATCTTGAGTCCACATTGCACCATCAATCCCTAGCCTGTCAAGACTTTCTTTGACTTCTTGAGCAATTAAGCCATCATGAAACCGTGTGCCTGGAATTGGTAGTTGAGAACCGGGTTTGATTCGCTTGATTTCATTTCCTTCTTCATCAAAATAAATTTCTTCCTCCCCTTGCGTGACATTGCCTGACTCAAGCATTTTGTATCTGCTTGGCTTAAGGCTATTGATAAAATCAAGTCCTAAAGGGGTTTCTTGGATATCTGTTTTTGCATTTCTATCTGATGTATTAATAGTGCCGCTGCCGGCAAAGACTTGAGTCCATCTCAGTGAAGCACTTCCCAGGCTACACTGGTTGTCAATCGTGGGACTGAAGACGTTCCAAGCCATCCGAACGCCTTGACTATAGTAATTAGATTTTAACGACGCGGTTGTATACCCTTTTACGCAAGTGCCGTCAGTTTCATCAATAATAGAAGAAGTATCGGTTAGCCTGAATTGGGTGAATCCAGTCAATTTGTAAGCGTTGTTTCCGCTTACATCAGAAAGAAAACCATCGAGTTTAACGCGGCTGAGCTGGACTTGTCCGCCATAAGTGCCACCACCGAACCTGGCATAGTTGCTGTATTGATCGCTTGGAATTGTGGCCGGGTCAATAAAATTGCTATCGCCAACAATAAAACATTTAAGGCCACCAACAATCGAAGTCGCTGCTGTCCTATCAAATGACGTGCTAATGGTTGCCAGAGAGGGCGTGGCACAATTTATAGCACATCCAATAAGGTTCAAGCTTCCGGTAAAGCCCGATTGATTTTTGATTACAAGCAACGGTGCGGCTTGTCCGTTCCCAGTGCCAACAGCGCCAAAAGCGACGTTGCAATTTAAGAACGTTGTTGATCCAGTCCAGCCTGTCCCATCGCCGCCATTATCAGTCCATGGAGAAGTTGTAATGGTTGGAAACGTAACAGCATTAGTGAACAGCGTTCCACTTGTTTCAAAATGACACCCTTCAAACAAAAAGCAATCTGCAGATCCTTGCCGAATAATGATGTCGTTAAACTCGCAATTTAAACCGCTGACGTTCCAGCTATCCCCGCTAATATCTAAGGCCACAAAGCAACCATAAACTCGTCCTTGATTTATTTTGCAGTTTCTACCCTGCCCGTAATATCCTCGGCAATTAGAATGAGTAGTGTTGGTGCCGCTATCCCCTACTAAAAAGATGTTATCAAACTCAGCGGAAATTGTTTCATTGCACAGTATTCCAGTATTTTGAAACCTTAAAAAACAATTTCGTATGATTATATTTCCCGTGTATTGAGCATCTACGCATCCCGCCGATCCAGCCGTTGTGCCATTATTTAAATTTTCAAGCTGAAGGGTGGAAATAAAATCAGGTCCCCTGTAATCACTAATTGAAGTTCCCGATAATTTAATTAAATATCCATTAAAATTGCCTGTAATCTTAGGACAAATTGTAAATATGTTTTGACCTACCAATGCAACATTAGTAGAGGATAGATCAAGGGTAGATGTAATCTTGTAAGTTCCGGGAGGAAAATTTACAGTAATATTCGTACCTGATGCAATGGCTGCCTTGATGGCCGCTGTATCATCAGTTATACCGTCACCTTTAGCGCCAAAATCTTTAACACTTACACTCTCTTTTAACTTATCAGGAACTGTCCTTAAAATGGCACCCGTGCCGTCAGGCAGAAAAGCTTGGCTAGTTGCTAAATCGTTACCTAAGTAAGACATGGGCTTTAACCTTGTGCAAGATAGCTAATAGTTACGTCTAATGCTGAAGCAGTATCAGAACTTGCTCTAATTACGTCACTAGCGGTCAAGACAATCCGGCTGCCTTGTATCATCTCAAGTGTGGAACCTGAAGGCACTGGCGCGCCTTTCAATAAATAGGTGTCATCGCCAGCTGCCGTAACCAAGTAAACAGTAGCGTTGGCGTTTGTGCCACTTTTGTTTGAAATTAAAACGCTGATGAGAATGAGAGAAGTTGCAACTCCAGCAGTCAGAACATTAGTTGTTGGGTCTGTAGTAACGTCCCCTGTCGTCAAGCTGGATTTGGTTGTCCTATTAAAAGTGTTTGCCATATCAACCTAGCGCGACAATAAGGGCAATAATAGAAGAGGAATCAAACGTTCCGGTCACCGTGACGTTACCTGAGAACGTGGCATTACCAGATGAATCCATTGTAAGTCCTGCAATGCCATTTGAGACCAAAGCAACAGACCCTTGTGCCGGGCTATAAAGACCTGTGCTGGTTGAGTTTGCAAATTTGAGTGCGCAGCTGCCTAAAGAACCTGGCGCCAAACGGGAGTTAATGCCGTCCTCTCTTAGTAGAGGATAGCCGCCAAGCTGAGCAGCATCGTGGACGACAAGAGTATTTTTAGACGTATCAACAGTGACTTCACCTATGGCGCCAGTAAAATTTCCTGTGTCCGCTGTTGTACCACGCCTAAGTTGTACTTGAGTTGCCATGGCGCACTAACTTTCTCTTATTTTAATCTGTTGCATCTTTTATAATAAGAAAAAAGCGCATCAAACTTGTGATTGGACTTGACCCCAGTAGCCTTACAACTGTTGCAACTATTGGGGTTGCTGCTTTTGCAGGCATCGGCAAAGCCCTGACCAATTTTAACGATAGGGTAAATAAACGATTTAAGTCAGTCGAAGATGAGATTAGCGACTTAGAAACCAGCGTAATTAGGGACTATGTTCTTAAGCAGGATTTTCTTCGCGAGATGCAAGCTGTTCACCACAAACTAGATCGCATCTGGGATTACATGGTAAACCATAAAAACTTAGAAAATTAAGCCGCACTGTTATTTGACCACGGAAGACCGCTGGCTTTTGTTGGTGCGACCTGTTCATCAATCTGAGCCTGAAGTGCGTTGCAAATTGCAGTTACTTGACCTTTGCCAAGGGCATTTTGTAGCCAGTCAACTACGATGTCTTCTGTTAAATCAGAATAAGGGATAAGTGTATCGCCACGCTCAAGGCTAACGCTGCCGTAAGAACTTGCAGAATAAGTTCCGTCTTCAGCAGAAACCGTGTAATGAATAGTGAACACATAACCATCGGCGGTTTGGCGCTCCAGTTGAACAATTTTCCAAGTAAATGAAGTTGTCATTGTTGAGTAATAATTAGAACTAGGTTAGCACAGAATTAGTGGCGTTGACTACGGGAACTGGCGGCGGTAATCTGCAAGCCATTCCTCGCCCATCAACTCTACCAGTTTTTCGTGGGTGAGGTTGTCGATCCATTCAAGACAGGCTTTAAAGCGCTGCTTGTTTTCCTCCGGTGTAATTTCTTCAGGCATAGATGTGAGTAGGACTACTTGCCTTCCAGAGCGGTGACCTTAGCTTCCAAAGTTTCAATGCGTTCCATTGCTTCTTGCAAAGCCTTGACGGCCTTCATGTAGAGGACGGATAGATTGATGCCTTTGGTAACTTCGCCTGTTTCTTTACCGTTTTCATCGCGGTCAAGAATTTCAAAAACAAGGTTGGGGCTAACTTGCTCAAGTTCCTGAGCAATCGGACTAATTTGACGGTGAGTTTCGTATCCAGTCTCCTCTTTGAAGTTCCAGTTGCGAATGCGAAACGCTTTTACATCTTTCCACTGTGAACTTGCATCAACAATATTTTCTTTTAACTTTTGATCGGAAATACTGGTATAGCTACCATTCGTATTGGTAACGTTGCCATTTGTTGTCACTTGGAATGAAACAGTACCATTTAATGGAGCAGTAGCTGAATATGCGCCTCTAAATAAATAGTTTGCACTGCCAGCAGCGCTGGAGCTGCTGGCAATAAAAACATCAGGGTTTGTGCTATAAACGCCGCTTTTGCCATCATTATTTATCTGCATTCTTGGCGTAGGACTAGCCGACCCGGACGGCGTAGTGGAGAACACTAGGCGGCCTGGCATTGAGCCGCTTGCTGGTGTTCCGTCAGTTGTTGCCTGAATCCAAGCACCACTCCTAAAATTGGTGCCATCGTTTCCAACAAAGTTAATTAGCCCAAAATCAGTGGCTGTACCTACAAGGGCATTAGTTCCTTGTGTATTTGTTTGAGACAACCCCATGTTTAATATTGGAGCATATCCAACAGCCGAATAATTAAGTAAACTTAGCCCAGCGGAATAACTATTGGTAACTGATTCAAATTGAACATTAGGTGTTGGGTTTGTCGCACCAAAATAAATATTGCTACGCGCAGTAGACGTGCCAACTAAGAGCCTGCCGGAGCTGTCAATGCGCATGCGCTCAGCCGAAGATTCAGCAGATACGTTTGATGGAGAGGTGAAAAAAGCCAGAATTCCCTGGTTTACGTTGACATCACTAATAGCTCGAATCCCAGCCCAGTTGTAATTAACTCCATCAGGTGTGCCAGTGAACCGCAATTCTCCATTATTGCCGGATGCCGTATTATTGGAGGTTGTTATAGAACCGAAGCGTACAGTAAGTTTTTGAGCGCCGAAACTGACTAGGTCATTAGTTCCTATGCCTACGCTGCCTCCATTAGGATTAATCGCTGTTGCAATGTAACCGCTGCCCCAGTTAGCGGATTGAATCCAGCCGTAACTCAAAGAACTGTTGACTCCCATGTTGATTGCAACGTTGCCAGCAGCGTTAATTCGGATACCGTCTGCGTTTGACGTACCCGATGAACTGCTTGCAACTGCATGAAATATTGCTGTGGGGCTAGTAGTGCCAATCCCTACAAGCCCTGCGGCAGTAACGTGCACCCTATTTGTTCCACCCGTGCTGATGGCTAGTTGGTCTGTGCCGGGGCTGTAGATGCCTGGCTTGTAGGTGGTGCCAGTGCCGACCTGGATGCCGTTGGCGGTGACTGTACCTGCACCTGAAATAAAGCTTGCGGCCGTTCCAGTGCCTGTAGTTACAATATTTTGAGAACCAAAATCAGGACTGATCTTCGTGCCAGCAATTGCAGCAGAAGCATTTACATCAGCATTAAGAATGGTTCCGTCAAGGATCATTGTGCTGGTAACAGAACCGGTATCCCCGGTAGTTACAACAGTGCCCGCTACATCTGGAAGCGTAAGCGTGCGGCTTGCAGTTAAAGTTGTTGGAGTAAACGTAACTGAATAAGAAGAAGTGCCTCCCGCACGGCCATTTAAAATAATCCCATCTTGAGTTGCAGCTTGGCGGAAAACTTGTCCTGTAGCGTTTGTAAAAGTATTGGCGCCAGTGAAAGCATTATTTGTACCTAAATATGCAATAGTTCCACCAGCACCAAAAGAAATAGTTGAGCTATCAGTACCACTTAACGTGACAGTATTAGAGGCTGTTAATGTCTTACCGTCTGCAATAGTTAATGTAGAGCCTGTTGCAGGCGCAGTGAAGGTAACTTTATTGATAGTAGTTGCAGAAGCAGCGCCTAAAGTTGGAGTTGTTAAAGAAGGCGATGTTGATAAAACAACTGTAGAACCAGTACCTGTAACAGCAGTAATTGCTGTACCGTTGACTGAGAAACTATTGCCAGCTCCGGCTGTATCAAAAGTTTTGTTTGTAAGAGTATCGGTAGTTGCTTTACCAATTAATGTATCAGTTGCAGCAGGAAGTGTTAGCGTATTAGTCCCTGCGACAGCCGTAGGTTGAACTGTAATTGTGCCAGATGTAGCACCAGGTAAAGCAACACTACTGATACCAGTTAACCCAAGAGCGGCAGATGCTCTGTTTAAGGCAATCGACGTGGTACCAACGTAAAGAGAAGAGTTTCCCAATACGGTTGATGGGATTGTTCCAGAAAGTTGCCCTGCTGGTACATTCGTACAATTTGATAAATTTCCTGAAGTAGGTGTACCCAAGATAGGTGTCACCAACGCAGGTGATGTTGATAAAACAACTGTAGAACCAGTACCAGTGGTGCTGGCAAGCATGGTTGCCGTAACAGTTCCGGTATCACCAGAGCCTACCAAAGTTCCGGCAACCGTGGGAAACGTAATGTTGACGGCGCCACCTTGAATCAAGGAGGTCTGTCCAACTTTTGTAACCGCAGTTGGAAGTTGAACCGTCCCGGTCGAAGAACCTAATGTAATAGTTTTTGCGTTTGCGCCTGTACCAATATTGATTGCACCTGTGGTCCCAGAATCTAAAGTTACAGACCCTGTGGTGCCTGAAGTTAAAGAAAGGTTAGATGCGGCAGCGGTAGTTAAACTAATCGCGCCCGAACCTGTAATATTTCCAACCGAAGTTAATGCGCCCGTAATACTCAAACTTCCGTCAAAACTTTGGCCCCACAGAGTTACTGGAGTAGTTAATTTGGCGGCAGAACCGTCAATACTTGTGATGCCCGTAAGAGACTGTGCTGCCGAAGCCCTATTTAAAGCAATTGCAGTGGTACCGACGTATGTAGAAGAACTTGACAGCGGGCGTGCTGCGACATCTGAGTCAACACCTAAGAGAGCGTTGATTAAGCGAGTTACGTCATGCGATAGCGTGTTAGCGCTATTTGGAAGCGGGTAGCCCTGATTAGGCGTGACATTATCGACTGACATAGTATTTATCCCTTAGAGTTTATTTTACTGCAACCACCATTACGCGGCAGGCAGCCATGTAGTAGAAGCCAAATCATAAACATAAAGTTTAGATAGCGTTTTATCGTAATGAAGCTGTCCGTTAACAGGGTTGCTTGGCTTTCCGGCGCTGATTGATGACACGGCTTTAGGTGTTTGCCACGCAGCCCCATCATAAATTTTAAGGATGTAAGTGCTGGCAGTATCCAGCCAAGACTCACCCTTGGATAACAATGTATAACCAGTGGGCGTGACATTTGGAGCCGTGCTTCCTATAAATGTTGGGCCAACTTTGATTAATCCCGTGCTTGGAGATGCTGTGTTATCCGCAAAGTATAGGCCGGGATCTCCAGCATTGTAATTAATTGCAATTTCAGCGGCACCTAAACGTGTTGGCAAGGGTCTGTCGTACAACAGAGAAGAGCGATTATTGAGGATTTGCTCAGCCATAAAAATTACGCGCCGTATATACCACAGTCTATGACAACATCTTTGGCGGTTTGCGGAGTGTACGTGCCGCAATCAATTGTACTGATCGTATCCAATGGAGCAAGTGGCACACCGTTCAAATACTCGCTGCAAACAATCAAACCAAATTGGTAGTCAGTCCCATAATTAATCAAAGGCTCATTAAGAAACCCAAATTTTGTGCTTGACACCAGAGTTGGCTCTAAGTTAACGACCTTACTTAATATTGAAATTAACCGTTGCGTGCTATTTTGTAATATCCCTGAATTACTTAAAGTACCTGTGTTATCGCGCACTATGTTGTCCGTCAAAAGAGCTGTCAAAAGAGTGGGTTGATAGTTTGCCACTGATCTCGGCTGGTTACGAAAATCCAATGAAGTTGTAGTGCCCAGCCAATTTTTACCCATTCTCAACATTGCCAAACGTTCTGCATTTTGATATACCCTGCTGTTTTCTTTTGTAAAGTTTTTGTAAAAAATATCCGAGTCATCGCCAGCAGGATGATCACTAGGCTCAAGCAACCAAGCTTGCATGTAATCGTGTTCAGTTATATTTTTAACAGAGCAATATCCCGACGTTGTTTGCGAGTAAGGGTAAACAATAACGAAATTATTTGCATCAATAACCTGCCCAACTAAATACCACCCGTCCAAAGCGGATCCACTTGTAAATGTTAAGGCAACTCTCGTATTGACTGTTAAGTTATGATTGTTAACTGTGACAACAATATCAAAACTATTTGTTTGCTTATAGGTGCCAGATAAATCAATTACTACATTTCCTTCGTCATGCACCATTGAAAAAAATGCTGCATAAATGTGTTTGCACCAACGCATTTGGTAATACAAAAGTGCAGTGTAACAATTATTTTTTTTGTCATCATAGTTAGGTAATTCATAGAAATTATTGGTTGTAATGTACCCTAAATCGTTAAACACCCCAATATTTTCCCTGGTGTCAGTAATACTGTTATCTTTGTTCAGGATCGTACCAGGCTTCGCAGACGTTAATGCTGTTTCCGGAAAGCGGTTTTTAGTGTTTTCATCATAAAGATTGTAGCCTTCACGCCTGGTGAAATCTTGGCATGAGCATTGATAGCGAACTTCTGATGTCAAGAAACGACCGACATAAAAGCCACGATGCGCCGGAGTAACAATTTTTACCACACTATCAACTGTTCTTGCGCCGTAACTATCGTTGCGTTGAAAAACAATTTCCGTATTGACAGTATCAATAGCTTTTACTGTATAACCAACATAATCATCATAATTAAATTTTTCAATTAAACGATAAACAACAGCTGATCCACTTGTAACACCTGTATCAATTGTTGTAACCGTAAATGAAGAAGGCGAGGTTACGGTAATCACATACAAACCAGAAGATACGTTACCTGAAGAAATATTTAAATTGACTTTGTTCCCAGTAAATAACCCATGGTTAGCGGAGCAATTAACACTGACAGTGCTACCGACTCTTGAGTAAGTTGCAACAACTCCTGGATCGCGTTCGCTGATTCGATCTGTAAATCTTTCTCCAACAATTGACAGCGCTGGTGTCGGTAAGTATCTTAATTTTGTGCGAATTTCTACCCAGCGTAAATCATCAAATCCAGTAGAGAGTGCTGCTGAAACATTTCCTATTGTAGTTGCCGGTGCCGCCGCTGTGCATGTAAACGTATCATTTGTTTTAGAGACAATAGGTAAAGTAGCGGTTACACCTGTGCCACTAAGAAAAGATAAGTAAATATTATCACCAGGTTGAAATCCGTGGTTTGCGTATGAGACTGTTATTGCTGTTCCTGCTTGGCTGTAAGGCATAATATTCGCTGTTCCCAAATAGCGAATTGCCAAAATAGGCAGCCCAAAATCATAAAAATTTAATGCGTTAGCGTCACGAATTGTTACTATATGCTCGCCAGTTTCTATCGAGCTGCTAGGAAAAGTAAAAACCCGAGCAGGAATAAAAATTCCAGGATACTGTTGAAATGCGCAATAAAATCTGTAATCCCCGACTGCGCTACGGTTTGTCGCAGTAGACCCAAATACACTCTGAGTAATCGTATAGAGTTCATACCCACGGCGCCAACGTGCCCACAATGCATCTCGGTCGTAAAAACGGATTCTACTTTTATACTCACTTTTCTTTGAAGAAAAGCTGTAAGGGTTGTCAAATCTGGTTACATCTGCGCTGCTTTTTCTTTCTGGACCATCAAATCCTTTTGAAAAACCGCCATCAAAATTGGTCTTTGGGCTGCCAAATGAATTGTTACCAAAAGCCACAACCAGAATCAATAGTAGCCAGCTTGTACGCCGACGTAAAAACCGTTGGTAAGAGCAACTGCACCACTGACCGCAGCGTAAATGGCCTGTCCTCGTTGCAAGGTCAACCCACGTAGCTTAGGAGAAGTAGTGCTGTTCGCGCTATTGAAGTTGGCGCCAGCCTGAACAACGGGGCGGCTGATCAAAGGAAGAATGTTTTTCTCTGTCAAACTGTAATACTGGTTGTCGTACGTTGCGGGAATACTGGTAACAAACAACGGAAAAAACTGGTTGACGTTGGTTACTGACCCAGTTGACACCAGGTAGAAACAAATGTCAATTGGTGGATAAATATTTACGTTTCCAGAAGTTGTCGCGCTGGTAGCGCTCGTACCACTGAACGTAGTGGGTGTTACCGCAGTAATAGTAAGAATTTCATCTACGCCACTCCCGCTGGTGTAGTCCAGATAAATTTTCTGTCCAACTTGCAAATTATGATTAGCAAGCGTGACTGTTTGTGCTGTACCTACTTGAGAGTAAGTTGCAACAGTAGCCGCTTGTGCGTCGATGTATAGAGAGTTGCGTTTACTGTATTGAAGCCAAATTTCATCAATGTACGCACCACTGATCGAAGTATCAGTTAAGGCTGAATCCGCATCAAATACTTTAGTGACGTTACCAATAGCAGTAGGGATCAAACTTGTCGAAAAAAGTTGACCCGAAGCCACTGTAACTAACGTGCTTGATGTTGCTGGACGGTCCAACATCATCGGTTGTTTATTTGAACTAGAGCTTGACATTTGGTTGACTTCCGCTGCCGGTTGTGGTATCTTGATCCAGAGGACCGGTTTCTCCTCATTTTAATCCCATGAACACCTCTGATTTTTTAATTCATTGCCAACTTTGTTCCTCAAAAATTTTTGTTAAACGCACAGAAATGCTGCGTTTCTTAAACAACAACAAAGTTATTTTGTGCACAGATTGTAAAAATAAAAAAGAAACTGAAGCTCCAAATGCGCTATCTAGTTACAATTCTTGGTATTTCATGAAGCGGCGTTGCAATTGCCCGAACCAACACGGATATGCGCGTTACGGGGGGCGTGGGATTACTTACGATCCTGAATGGGAAACGTACGAAGGTTTTTATGCAGATATGGGCGGTCGGCCAGGGCCTGGGTATGACTTAGATCGTATTGACAACAACGGTAATTATTGTAAAGAAAACTGTAGATGGATAACACATGCAGAAAATTGTAAAAATAGAGGAGGGCGTAGGCCGACACGCCTTTATACGTTTGATGGTAAAACAATGTGTATCTCTGATTGGGCAAAAGAAATTGGTATCACACCAGCTTCCCTCCAAAAGCGTTTAAACAAAAATTGGCCTTTGGAAATTGCGCTTAGCCCAGAAAAGCATGATGGTGGGGATCGGTCTAAACACGTTACACCAACCGAAAACCCTACAAAAGGTAAAACGGTCCGCAACAAAAACGCCAAATACATCACCATTGGTGACGTTACAAAAACCTATAGTGAATGGGAAGTTGAAAAAGGTTTAAGCAAAGGACTTATCTCCAAGCGCCTTAGGCAGGGTTGTACTCCTTATGAGGCAGTCATGAACCCCGTTAGGAAACAGTAACCTTTACTTGGTTTCTTCGGACTTGCTACGAGCTGAACGGCTGCGTTCCTCTAAGTGAGTCCGTGCTTTCTTTACGGCTTCTTTCCTTTTTTCTTTATCACCTTCTTCTTTTTCTTCAGCAGAAGATTCAGCCTTGCCTTCTTTGTCCTCAGCTTTGGACTTAAAGTGAGCGAGGAGGGCGGGGGGCATTTTCCCTTTGTCAGACATGAAAATTTAAGAACTAATGTACTTATTTTAGTCTAAGGTTATTTTTGTACAGCACCGAAAATTTGACCGGCTAACCGTGTTTTTTGATCGTCATTAAAAGGCAGGGCCGAAAAAATTTGCTTGGTTGTGTCCTGCATGCCTTTATTTTGAGTCAGTAAAGAGCTAGCAACTTGTTGGGTTGTCCCTTGTTTTGGAGGTGGGACAAGACCGGCAGTAGCCGCAGCTGCTGTTCCAGTATTATCAGCGTTTGTGCTTTGTCCCACGTCCTAATTGCCTGTGTCTTAAAGACTATTTTAACTTATGAACTTGCAAGCCTAAGCTCGGCCATGCCTGCAATTGGTTGTTGAGTAAAAGCTTGTCGCAGCCCTGAACTTTGCTTTATGTCCGCATCCAAGGCTTGGCCTGCCATGCGTTGGGGAGCGTTCACTCGTCGATCGCGTCCTCTGCCCATAGCAACTTTTTCGGCGCCAGAACGTAGCTCGGCTTCGTGCTCAATGGCGTTGCGGTGGACGCCAAGATCGTAGCCAAGGATTGCGCTAGGTTCTGTTGCTACCCTTCCGGGACGCTCTGGCTGCCAATCTTCCCTGTGTAACGGAAAATTAACGCGTTGATTGAAGCTTCCTAGTGTGCGCATTATGCGTACATAGGCGCAGTATTAAACGCAGACATCAACATTGCTGTTGGATTGAACTGCGATTGGACTTTTTTGCTTGATCCGTCCATCAATTGATTCATGTAGCTGCTTAAAAAATCAGTTGTATCACCTTCTTGTTTTTTTCCGCCAAGGTAAAAATTGTACACATTGCCAGTAGCCGCTGAAGTTGTTGGCGTAGAAGGGGCACCTGATGGTTGGCTCGTAGCTCCTGGCGCAGAACTTGTTGCCCCTGGGGTTGTATGCAAAAGTTTTACAGCGTAAGGGTGTCCTTGAGGATCTGTTGTTTGAATTGTACCAAATCCTTTATTGGGAGTATAAACATCTCCAGGTAAAGAGGACCATGCAAGCTTTGTACCTTGTGGCACACCAAAGTCAACTCCCATGTGTTCAGTTGATGCGCCAGCGGTGGGAGCCTCTCTATGCCCAAACGGTGAAGTAACGGGCGAAGAGCTTACCCAACCACTACTTTGCTGTGAATATAGCGGTGTCTTCTGCTGTCCAACAAGAATTCGAGACAAAAGAAAAGACCGCGCCGACTGCGGATCAAGGTACTTCCCGCTAGCGTCTTGCACGCCAACATGAAGATGCGGCCCAGTGCTCGCAAAATCTGCACCAGGGGGCGCAATACTGCCGACGTCAAAAAGTCCTGCCATTATTCTTTGCTGTAATCAGCATTAAAAGCAGAAGCTAGCATTGATAACGGGTCAAACATTGCCTTAGGTTTTTCTTGTTGCCCCGTTAACTTAGGCAGATAAGTGCTCAAAAAATCCATACCTTCTTGTTGTGTCCCGTTCAAATAGAAGTTATAGGTATTAGCGGGAGAACTTTGTTGTGACGTTGGTGTAGTTGTAGTTGGCGTAGAAGGCAAACCTGCCGATGCTTTTTGAACTTGCGGTAAAAACTGTTTGTATCCACCAGAGCCGTAGGTGGACCATGCGCCAAAACCTGAAGAATCTTTTACTTGTTTTGCAGCTTTAAAATTTGTCTGGGGATCAAGAAGTTGGCTAGGACTCTGCAAGCCAAACTGTTTTAACCGCGCTGGCCCCATGGAGCCAAGCATGTTGATTTGTGCTAAGCCATAGGAATCATCGCCAGTACGAGCGTTCCTGTTATGTGCACCAGGATCGCCGCTTGATTCGGCCATAGCAATTGCAGCCATTGTCTGGGCATCTTGCCCCTTGAAGCCTGCACCTTGCGCAAGCTGCAATAGTTGTGAAGGGTTTAGCGCCATAGGTCGAGGTTTAGCAGAAATTGGTCTCAAACATGAGTCGAGTACCAACAGCGACATCAGCAGGACCGGGAAGGGCTTGAATGAATTCAGCACCTTCTCGATTGAAGCGATACCGCGCTTGTTCAG